CTTAACCATCTCCTCAACCCTTCTGGGTAAGGAGTGTTTGGTATAGGTGTAACATAATCAGGTTGTAACTTTAAAAAAGATACCAGACGTTCACACTTATTTTCTGTCGTCTCTGTCTGCGTCATTATTATTACCTCTTGGTCCATCAGGGACTTTTGGCATCACTTCAACAGTTTTTCTTTTCTTTTTTCCTTTCTTATTAGCAGGTAAGGTGTCGCCTACTGGCAATCTATACTCTAAAAACTGTCTGTATGATTTCATTTCACATATCCCATGATTTTTTTAACTTTCTTTTTCTGCTTTGCTTTGTATCCTTCATCAGTAGCACAGCCTGACTCTTCTTCAATGACAGGCTTGTCCCACTTCTCACCTGTAACAGTGTAAGTAGTTTTATTTAACTCACTAAGTTCTGTAAGAATCTTAGTTGCTTCATCCCAGAGTTCTGCCTCTCTTCCTTGTGCCTCTTCTTTATTCACCACATTACTGTAACAAATTGCTTGACCATTAGTTTGTGGAACACCACCTGACATAGATCCTTGTCCCATAGTCATGGAACCCTTTAGTGCAACAGCAGGTTCTCCACCATTAGATGTTGCTTTAGGATCTTTTGTACTACCATCATCAGGTTTCTGCTTCTCTATTGTAGGAATAGAAGTTGATGCATCAGATGCTGGTGCAGGAACTGATCCTATTGGTGTGTCAAATGTAGCAAAAGCAGTACCACCCTGCTTCTGTCCTGTAGGAATTTCTTCCTCAGCAATCGAAGTGTTCTGGAAACCGTCACCACCAGACCAACGTGAGTAAGACTCCATGAGAGCCTTAGAAAAGTCGTCGTTATGTGCGAGACTGTTAACTGTCTTCTGCTTTTCCATGTCTAAAATTGAAGAGATTTCTATGATCTATTTATAGTACGAATATCCTTTACCCATGCACGAAACATGTCTCCACCCTCTGTCACACAAATAACGTAGTTGACACCTGTCCTATGGATGGTTCCCTTTTCACCTGAAACAGCATTCATTACCCTATCACCAACAGATAGTCCTTCAGCATGTCTATGTTGCTGACGTATAGCCTGCTCTCTCAGTTTTCTAAAGTCTTTCATTTATCAGAGATACTCTCAGAACCACCTACAGAGAACGGATTGTACTTATCTGTGGCAATCCTATACATTTTTTCATGCATAGTTACATCATCAGCGATCTCTTCCTCTGGTCTAGGATTCTCATTAGGGTCTGTTGCTATAGGCATAGTATCATGGGGGTGTGGAACGTCATCAAACCAATCATCAACTGGAAGTCTGTGTAGGATTTTCATTTGAAATTTTTTGGTAGATTACTTTTGATTTCACTCATCAAAGTCATCACATCTTTGTCATTTAAAGTGGGTATACCTGCCTTAAATGACTTAAAATCACCAGCAAATGCTGCACGTCTCATCTTTGTACCAGATATGGTAAACGTATCACCGTCTGCATCTCGACTACCAGAAGATTTTATCTCTATAGTACGAAAAGTGAAGTCTTTATGATTATATTTATGCACCCACTGCATAGCATTAACCCTATCAGACCCTACAAGAAACACCACCTCATCATATCCAGACATCATTATATTCTGTAAACATGCTACTGGATCTGCCTTCGGAAGACTGAATATTTTACCTCTATGCTCTGGAAACATCTTGTTCATCCAGAATAATTTTCTATCAGGTGGTAATGGGTTACTACCTTTAGTGTCATGAGTGTGTGAAATATAGATTCTATAGTCCTCACCATTAGCAGTACGTTTAACATTACTAAAATTGTCCTTATGACCTGTAGTAGGTGGTTGAAACCTACCAAATGTGAAGTAGCACTTGTTACACTTTAACGCCATGACTTCGCTACAGTAAAATTATTGTATGAAAACTCAAGACGGTTAACAAATTTGATCATATCTCCGTCTTTATGCATAACATATCCCTCTGGACCAGTAACTTTATAACCTTGATCAGTTCTAACAAAAGTTTTAAAGGTCTCAAGTTTATCCAACTTATCTATAACCATCTGCTTCACTGTCTGCAACTCTTTATAGAGACCAAGCAATGATTTGAACTTAGATTGGTTATCTCTTAGATAATTTTGACTCTTGTATACAAGATCAGACTTAGCCACCCTATTAGCAGGTGTCTTTATCTTGTCAAGCATAGCCTTAGTCTTGTCATAATAAAAATTATAGAGACTGGCAAAAGTAGCATCAACATTAGTAATAGAACGTGCTGCTTTTATCTCTGCATTGAAGAACTGTTTCAAATATGATGCAACATGCCATTTTTCATCACCTGTCGTACCTGTATTTGTCACTAATTCATCAAGGAAATACCCACAATCTCCACATAATTTTTCAATGGTTGACACATGCTTATCAAACTTGACCTCTTCGGTATGATTCAACCCAACTCTGTCCATTGGAGTGTCATTTTCAATACAAACAACGTCCTTACTGGATTTAACCTTAGCACCTGGTCTAGCAGTCATACTTGAAATATCCCAACCTTCTTTCTCACCAGCATAATGAGTATGAAATACTACACCAACCTTAGCTTGACCAATTTGCTTACCTAATGGATGATCTACAGGTATAGCATATGTAATAGTGTTTGGTGTAAATGTATAAACCTTCTCACCATGTATAGTTTCTGCCTTTCTTGTGGCAGAAGTGAATAAAAAATCACCCTGTATCACACCATCAATACCTAACTGAGAGAAATGTTGCAGAGCAAGTTTCAAACCAGCAGCTAAGTTTGCTTTATCACCATACCATTCATCAATTTGGTCAGTACCATAGCATATCTTAGGTTCAGTCTTTGCAAAGACACCTTTAGTACCTACAAAGAAATGTCCATTTGCAGGATCTTTACCACAAACTATAGAAGGTGCTCCATCCCACTTAGTTTGCATGAAACCTGTACTATTATCACACCCAAGCATCTTTCGTAGTTCCTGTAAGAAACTAACAGACGCTTTACATCCAGCAACTCCATAGTTAAGCATCTCATCTTCCAGATGTTCTAAGTGTTTTAGTTGTGTTACGTTAGCCATTAGGAAACTTTAATATATGGTGCAGATTGATCTGATTCTGATGTGGCATACAAATATAATTTTGTAGCAATGTCATGCTTATCATCTGTATTAGCAGTTCTCATGATATCAGCAAAGACAAGACCAAGATACTTAGCAAACTTCCACTTTGATGTCATGCCAGAGATTCTATCAATTGTTATATCTTCATCATCCTCAAAGATATCCTTATTATCTGTAGCCAATTTGAAAATTTTCTTATCTAATGTGTTAGCAGCAGATGCAATTGATGATGTCTTTGAATATCCTGTCCTACTAAACAATCCTTTGTTGTTACCTAAGACTTTCTTTAAAACATTATCCAATACACCACCACCAATCTTACCATGCTTTGCAGATTCACCCATGACCTCACCTTGCCATGTCTTACCAGCAGTATCAGTAGCACGGAACTGTACTTCTATATCACCTGGTGATGCTGTAAAGTATACATCCATAGAACCAAACAAACTTTTAGCTCTCATACCAGTAAATCTTCTTGCTTGTTTTGCTGGTCCTCCTATAAAATTTTTCTTAGATATATTTGCACTACCAGAACCAATACCTTTCAACGATACACCTACCAATTTCTTCTGATCAATCAAAATCTGCATCTTAGTATTCAAATCAGCAAAGTTAACTGTATCTGTGATCAATGTATTATCAAAATCACAATCACACATGTACATATCAGCAGGTGTCCACTTGTTTAGGTTAGAAAATGGTCTACCTTCATTCTTATTGACAGTTTTAAAATGTTCTTCAACTACATCAACAACCTTCTTACCTCTATAGAAATGAAACTTAGGATTCTTAAACTCATTAGTTGAATATAGTTTGTTTGCTGTCTTAATAGTAGAAGTCATCCAATCTGAATTATTATTCAGAAACATAAAAGCTTCATGCAACGTTGCAGTTGTATCTACATGCTTTTTAACACCTTCAAAGTCTGATTCTTTCAAAACATATCCATCTGGAATACCACCAGATTGATATGCAAGTGCAGTCATCCAACATGCAGCACTTTCAAACATCTCTGTTGCTTTTGCACCAGCACCTGATCCTGTATTGCTTCCAAACTCAGGTGACTTAAAAATCTTTGTAAAACTTATCTTATCAACTAACTTAGTCTTACCTATCTTTCTTACTTCTAAAACTTTTCCTTTAGCACCACTATATCTTTCCTTAAATGAATCAGTTCCTTTAACAGAATCAAATTGAAGATCACCATTGAACACATCTTCCATGTCATCATATACTTTTTGAGGTGCAGTCAATAAAACTTTACCGTGACTCTCAACCTGCAATTCTCTACGTGTTTTAATAGCATCAAAAACAACTAAGAGATACATATCACCTTTACTGTTTACCTGACCTAATTTTCTCCACGATACGTTAGCCATAATAGAAAACCTTCCTCTAGTTATTTAGAGAAAGGTACTGTAACTTTAACGACGCACCACCCAGTCAGAATACATTTGAATCCTTGATTAGGTACTACACCTTTGTGTGCATGTGTCCAATATGCTGGCCATATCCATAAATCACCTGCTCTTGGAGTTAATGTCACTCCTTGATAAGGGAATTCTGTTCCTGACTCTGCATCATTCAGATAGACCATCCATGCTAGTATTCTATCTGGTAATAATAATTGCTTTTCACAATGCAATTTGAAGTATCCTTCTCCTTGATTGTATGCTTGTATAGTGTAATGATTCGATAGTGTCCAATCAACACCATCATCTTTTAACTGCTGAAGATAGGGATACTTACGTGTATATTCTTCTAATGCTTCAGTTAATGGTACGTAAAGATATCTGTTAGGGAAAGAATCATTACTAAACTTACATGTTATATCAGTTGAACATTTAATATTTTTATCTACTCTACCATCACCTATCACACCAGGTGTCTGTGATCTTTCTGAAGATTGAAATGCTTTTATAATCTTCTGACAATTGTCATCTGATATTATTTTAGGAAAACATTCAATAAAATTATTTTCTTTTGATTCTATCACGTTTCCTTAATGGTGTACCAATTGGGTTCTTTTTGAGATCTTTTTTAATCTCCTTAAGTTTCTTAAGATGATCCTTGATCTCTTTCTTTGAAATCATTAGTCATTATGGTTCTTTATATCATCTTCCAGCATCTCAATAATCTTTGTTGAATCAATAATGTTATCAATATTAGCAAGAATATTGGCAATATGTTTAGCAACATAAGATTTTTCACTTCTTGCAGCAAATGCTAATGCATTGCGTAGATCTTCTTGTGCATCTCTTAGAGATTCTTCTACTGTTTTAGTGAGGGTCATATTTATTAATAACTGAGTATACTATTACTAGCACTATCAATGCTATACAAATTACAGGTAAAATTAAGTGCATTAACGATCTCCTTTTGCTCGTACTTCGGATTTTTCAACAGAGAAACTACCACCTGGATAACGTTTCTCTAACTTTTTAACATTACCTCGAACAACATCATCAAATGGTACATCTAATGCCATACATGCTTGTGCTACGTACCACATAACGTCACCCAACTCAATAATAAGATGCTCTCGGTTGTCGTCGTTCCAAGGTTTACCTTGAAAGACCATCTTCTTAACAATCTCAAGAAACTCACCAGACTCAGCAGCAAGCCCAACGCCAGCAGTGGTAAGACGTTCAATATTTGCACCTTGTCTGTCAAGTTCACCCATACGGTCAGCAAGACTGACAAAATCCTTAGAACAATCGCTTGTGACAGCATCCACGAAATGACTGTACTTATCAAAGTCAACATTATTAGTCATAATTTATACGTTCCACTCAGCAAATTTAGATAATCGGTTTTTAGTTTCAGAGAACTGAGGCATCTCTTCTTCCTCCACATCCATTACAGATGTACTATCAGCAACATCATACAGCCTCATCTTAGATCTGTCAATACCTATCATAAATTTTCTGGTATTAGTGGGATCGTTGTACCTGTTTTTGAGTTGTTTAACCATGATGCGACCCTGTTGCTCCAACTCCTCAGTGGATATAAGGGCAAACATAAGATCAGCAGTGGCAGGTAAGCCAAAAGACTCAGAAGTATCGGTAAGATCAGGATCACTACTCCCAAAACCAGAACGAGTAGTCTGTGTAGCTGAAACGATAGGTACGTTATTCTCCACAGCAAGACCCCTAAGCTCCTCTGCAATCGCTTTGACATACGTATAGGAATTAACAATCGCACCTTTGTACCTCGCACTTGCACATATATTAAGATAATCTATGAATATTATATCAGGTTTGAAGTCTTTTTTCAAGGCCAAATCTGATAAAAGTGCCTTGAAATGTCCCACATGAGCAGATGCTGTAGGATATTCTTTGATGATCAACTTACCTTGTGTCTTCCTAGAGATCTCATTGACCTTAGAATTGTATAAAACCTCTGGAAGTTCAGGTATATCTCTTATGTTGCAGTTGAGAAGATTTGCATCAATTCGTTCAGCAATTTTCTCCTCTGCCATTTCACATGTAATGTATAATACGTTCCGTCCTTGCAACAAGACGGAGCTAGCAACGTGGCACATGAATAAAGACTTCCCGACACCTGTACCAGCAAGTGCGATATTAAGAGTCTTATTAGGGATCCCACCTTTTGTAATATAGTTAAACTTTTCAAGATCAAAGGGTATTTTCTCTTCGGTCTTGTGGTAGAAATCATATCTATCTTTTGACTGTTCAATGTAGTCGTGACCAATGTGTTCATCAAAAGAGACAGCCAAAGCTTCCTGAAGGATACTAGGGATAGCACCCTTGTCTAGCTTGCTGTCTCCACCATCAGCAATCTTAATAGATTGCATTAACGCAAGATATATAGCACGATCTTGACACCACTTCTCTGTAGCATCACATAACCATTCCTTATCAACCCACTCGTCAGTATACTCTTTGATTAATGTTAGAGATTGCTGAAAAGTTTCATCAGTTAAATCACTACGATTCTGCAAATTAATGTTGAGAACTTCCTTGGTAGGAACCTTATCATATTTGGTAGAGAAGTCCTGTATCTCCTCAAAGATAACCCTCTCCTGAAGTTCAATAAAATAGTCTGCCTTAATAAATGGCACTACCTTACGATAGAACTCCTCATCATATATTAAATTCCTTAGAATTGTTTCTTCAATTCTTTCAGTTGCCATAACTATATTCAGTACGTGCTGCTTCTTCTAATTTAGCCATTACTTCGTCTGTGAAGTATTTCTCAGGATCACTGAGTATAGACTTAGGATAAACATTACTACCACCAATGGAGATACGGTTTCCCACCCTCTTAAAGACGTTGTATTTCTCACCCAGTTCAATGAGTCCATAATACCTGTCCAATCCACGTTCGTCAAAGAATAATCTGGTAGCAACTTTAGAACCCTCCTGTGTAAATCTAGATTTTTTTGCTTCACATTTAATAATATTACCCACTAGGTCTGTTCCTTCCTTTTCCTTTGATTTGGTTAGGAATATTATAGTAGATGCTGCATACTTTAGTCCAGCACCACCTCCCATTTCTTTCATTGGCACATAAGATCCAATCACATCATATGTGTGATTAGTAACAAGCATTGGAATACCTGCTTGTCCTAGTTTCAAGGTCAATACCCTAAATGCACCCTTAATTAACTGTGATTTGGTCATATCCCTGACCTGTTTATCATTAGAGATGTCTTCCATCTCCTTAGATGTACTAAGCATACCAAGAGAATCAAGAACAAACATCAATGGTTGACGCTCCTCCTTTGGTTCTTTCATATACTTGTCAACAATCCTAGTTGCTTGAGTTCTAAACTCTTCTATTGTAGCAACAGGGAAGATGACCATGCGTGATGAATCAATCCCTCTAGACTCAATGATGTCCTTGCTGAGAGCAGACTC